TCATTAGTTATTATTAATCTTAATGGTACTCGTCTTTCTCTCCACCTTTTTATGGTCTCAACATACTCCATTCCCCACATATCCCTACTAAGTAAGAAGGGATAATCTTTTGAAGGGAAAAAGGTATCTATTGATAATGAAGATAGACCCTTGTTTTGAATGATGTTCATAACCTGATTAAGCCCTTCAACCTCTTGGTTATTCCATGGTTCTGATATTTCGTATTCTTCAGGGGTTACTGGTAGTAATACAACTTCTTCGTTGTTGTTGATGCTTAGATATATCTTAACCATAAACTACTCTCTCCAATCTTGGCATAAGTTTATCTGCTATCTGTTCACCAGTCATATCTTTACTTGATGATTTTAAAGCTTCAGTGTTAGTTGATACTGCATCTGTATTACCTTCTATACTTTCACTTAGAGCAGCCATTGCTTTAGTATTATCTTCTAGTTCTTTTTCCTGTTTCTTTCTTCTAGCTTCTTCAATAGCTGATATTTTATCCTGGGAAAATTGTTTAACTTGTATTTCATTGATATAGTTTTTCTTTGAATAAGTAGGAGTTACTGCATCAACCTGTGCTGCAGAAAAATTTAACTTAATTGTATCCTTTTCTAAAAATCTAAGAACCGAGTTAATAGGTTCTATCCAATCTTGTATTTTTTGTTCCGAATACTTGACTACTGAATTCCACATACTTTTAAAGAAGTACTCTACACTACTTGTAAAGTAGTCTACTCCGCTTATCATAGAATTAAGGCCGCCTATCATTCTATTAATTCCACCTTCGGCATATTCAGATATAGAATTCCAACTAGTCATAAACTTAAGCTTTAAAGTATCTTGATGTTTTCTGACTAAAACTATAACCGCTACAAGTGCCATCAATGCACCTACTACAAATCCTACTGGGTTTGCCATCATTGCAGCATTAAGTCCTTTTTGAGCTATAGCTGCATACATAGCCTGTACCTTATACACACCAACTCCATATGCTACTAATCCAATTACCGGAGCTAAGTCTTGAAGTGTATCCTTGACAATTCCTACTGTTTCTATGAAATTATCAACTCCACCTTCATCTACCCACCTATTAATAGAGTCCGCTACTGCATTTACCTTAGCTTCTATTGCTGGAAGGTTATCCATGAAGGCTTTCGCAAAAGCACCTTTAATTCTTACTACAGTTTGACCTAAAGTTTCTCTTAAATCACCCATAGTGTTGTTAACCTGTGCAATCTGTCCTACATCAGTTTCAGCTAGAGCTTTATTAACTCCACCTACATTTTGCCTTAGGACTTCAGCCATTACTGCGGCTTTTTCAGATTCAGTACCGTATTTTAATACCTGGGCCTGGGCTTCGCTAAAGGTTATACCTACTCTTGATAATGCTCCAACTTGACCCATCATAGCCTTACCAACCATATTGGATATATTTACTGCATCTTGTTGAGTAGCATTTACACCTTTTTGTTGTGCCAATAAATCATTCATTCCTGCTGATAAAGTCTTAACTGTATCCGAAGTAACATTAAAAGTAGCAAGTTGTTGCATACCTGATATAGTAACTTCATCTCCTATGATTCCTACCTTTTGGAGTTCAGATGCATAAGTTTGAAGTGAACCAACCTGTGCTCTAGAAGCTTTACCAGTCGAATTAAAAACAGCCTCCAGCTTAGCTACTGCTTCAACCTGTCTCGAATATGCTTCCTCCATATCTCTTATCGCAAGTACAGATTTAGCCAAAGCAAGTCCTGCAAATACAACTCCCATCATGTTACGCTTCATGCTCCACCAGGTACGTTTTCCAGTCTTACGCAGATTTTTAAGGTTGCTCTTGTACTTCATATTACTTTTATTTATTTTTTTCATTGTAGGGGTTACCTGGTCTCTTAAGACCATACGTCTTTCTACTGCTTTACTCATCTTTACCCCACCTCTTACTTTCTTCTTCATAGAAAAGAACCATGCTTTCCATCATAAATGCCTTATCTGCATGGCTCAACTCCAATAATTCTTTTAAACTATGTCCTCTTTGTATGTAGTGATGGAGAAAATACAAATCACCATCACTACTTATTAGTTTTTTAGATGAACACCATTTCCAAATCCACCTAAGCCCATTATTTTGTCTGCTATAGATGCAACCTCCCCTGGCATGAATATTTCATTTACTACATCCATAGGTTCAACACATTTAAAAGCCTCCTGAAGTTTCTTATCTTTCAAGTTAGGCTCTACCATGCATTGATAGACTAGATAAACATCTGCCTTTGTTGCATCATCCTGACCCATGCTCTGTGCTTCAAGTAATAGTGCATTTGTAGGTGCTTTTACTACTATTTCTCCATCTAGAGAATCAACTTCTAAAGTTAATGTGTCCTGCTTTTTCTTTTGCAGTTTTTCCTTTTGAGCTATAAGTTTTTCAATTGTTAATTTCTTACTCATTTAGTCAACCTCCTATATTAAATCAATTGTTTCATAATCGCTGAAGGCAAAGCTAACATCTTCTGAACCTTTAGTCTTTTGTTCAAACTTCATTAACGTAAAAGAATCCATCGTTACATCATATATAGCTACTCTTTCAGCTCCAAAAGCATCAGGATCTGCAAGTTTACCCACTATCTTCATTCTAGGAGTTTGTCCTTTTTTTATTCCTTCAGCCATCTTTTTTGTCATTCTGGAATAGACTTTCTTAATAGTCATACTTCCTGTTCCGTTCCAGCCAACTTGTTTTCTATATGTCGAAAGACTCCCGGCCATGTTCACATCTTCATAATCCGGTTTTGCAACTGCTTCAAATGATTCAACGTCTAACCAGGGTTCGTTGTCTACCCATACAGTTCCAAATGTTCCGTTTATTACTCTTTTAGCATCCATTTATTCAATACCTCCTTACACCAATACTAATGCCATAGTTAAATCTTCCATAGCATCTAAGAATTTAAGGTTTCCATCTAAATATACATTAGATTGGAATGCATTTTCTTTAACTTCCTGTTCATCCCATTCAGTAGTATCAGTTCCAATACCTTCCCAGGCTAACCTTTGGGTTTCTACATCTATTCCTACTGTATTATCGTAGTTAGGATCTAATACATCTCCTTGAAGTCCTTTAAAATAAGCCATAACTGCCGTGATAAATAACACTTGGTTATCATAGCTATTATTTACCTTACCAACGTACTCATTATTAAATGTACTCTGGATATCAGTTTTAATTAAATCCATTCCTTCAACTATTTTGATTTTCTTAAATATCTTTGATTTTTCTTCAGTTGTAGTTATTAAACTGTTTACTCCTCTAGCTATCTTGATTTTACCGTCCTGCTTTATCAAAATTAACTTACCTGCATCAATATCAGCATTAGCATCGCTTGATTCTGTAATGTCATCAACTTCTGAAAGTTCATAGTATGTTGCTGACCTTGTAAGTGGTATCCCTGCTAGTATTCCAGCTATTCTTGCTGTATACTCTGACGCTGTGTATGTATCTACTCCTACTACTATTCCATCAGTTGTGAAATTAACTATACCTTCACTGTCCGCCGCTTCATCTGGAAGTACAGCTTTAAACATATTTCCCGCTGCTCTCATTGTTCCTATCCATGTTGCTATGTCCGGTGTATCTACTGAAGCTATTCCGGGTATAGCCAACCAATTGAATTGCTTAGTTGCTAATATGCTTAACTGTGCTGTATAGTCCACGTCAGTTGTTGCACCTCTTATTACGATTACCTTTGAAGGCAATCCTTTAAAAGCCTGTGCTATATAGTCTTGACTTTCTGCTGTCCATTGATCTGATACTACATCTGTTGGTAATTTGAATTCATTTATTTCGTCACCTGACGTATCGTCCCTAAGTATTAGAGCAACTATTCCTCGTTGAGACCTTTGAACAGCCGATACAGCCAAGGTTGAGAATCTTATATCTATTTCTGGTAGACCCATATTTTCAACTCCTTATTATATTTTTTTCAATTGTTTATCTAATTCTTCTGCTACTATATTATGGTACTCTCTTTCAACCAAAGCTTTAGACCTTTTAAAAATATGTCTTCCTTCTACGTAATCTCCCCCTTCTTGTTCATGTCCAAACTCTATTAAATGAGCATGAGGGGCCTTACTGTCAGAATAAACTCTAGTAGTCCATTCGTCTGCATTTGATTTAAAAGTTTTACCTCTCTTAATCGATCTAAGATAATTCCCTGTCTTTCTTTTTACTGTTCTTTTTGCCTCTTTTTTTACTATATTTCTAGCTCTTAGACCTACTTTATTCATTACTTTTTTTGATTCTTTTGGAAAATGATTTTCAAAATATTCAAGTTTTTCAAACCACTCATCAAGTTCCCTGTCATCAATTTCAAAACTAACTGCCATCGTAATACAACTCCTCCATCTTAGGTAATACTTCTCCTGATTCGTCTTCAGAATCATAATATTCAAGCTCAAAAGTTACTTCTAAAGTTTTATTTATTATGTCAGATTCTATCTGGTCTTTGATGTCTATATGCCTACCTTTAACTTCAAAACCTTTTCTAATGGCACTTTCAATTAAGTCCTGCTTTTCTAGTAATTCATCTTTATACTCGTTTCTATCTGAAGGAAAGTAATATATAGTAACTGATATTTCTCTTTTAAAACAATGATCGTAGTCAGTTCTATAAGAATAATCATAGTCAGTAAAAAAAGATGGTCTATCAAAACCTTCTTTAATATCATTTGCATATATCTCTATATCGGGAAAATTATCTTCAATAACACTGTTTATTGCTGTTTTAAGTTCCTTTAGACTTATCATTACTCAATCACCTCTTCAGCAAATATTTCAAGCCATTCATCTGAAAAATATGGATTGAGAATGTATTTTATATCAAATCTTTTGCCCCGGTACATGATATACATGTTTTTTGTTATTTCTTTGTTTTCTATGCCATTATTTAAATACTTGCATGAATTGTATCTGGCATAAATCTTATGAGTTACATTAGCAAGAATTGTATCCGCTTGCTGGGTTTGTAATTTTCCAGTTTGGGGTACTATCTGTACCCAAATAGTATCAACTTTTTCAAAATCAAAGACAGTTTCCTTCATATCGTTTTTGGTTTTCACCTTTGCATATATATCAATTTTAGAATTTAAAGGTCTTTGGGTTTCAGCTATTTTATTACTTTTACTCTTGAGCATCTGCATCAACCGCCTTTTTTAACTGCAATCTAAATAATTCACTTTTGAAATTCTCATTAAAGTACTCTAAAGCATTATTGTAAGCATATCTGCAGTAATCAAGTAATAAAGCCTTAGGCTGTCCTTCTGTTGTATAGTCAAGTTCTAAACCAGTTCGTTCATTTAGATAGTTCTGTCCTCTATCAATCATGTTTTGAAGTTTAGCATCTTCATCATCCCATGTAATTTTTAAATATTCTTTTACATCTTCAAGCATTTAATCACCTGCTTTAAATAAGATAAAAGAGGCGGTTAAGCCTCTCATCTATAGTCTCAATTATGATTTAGTAACTGTTACAGTGTAAGTAGTAGTGTTGCTTTCGTTAGTTACTGTAATTACTACTGTATTTTCACCAGCTTCCCAAGTTGCAGCGGTATCATTTTCATGGGCTGTTCCATTTACAGTAATTGCTATTGTTGCATCTGGATCTGAAGCTACAGCTTTTATGTTATTAGATGCAGCAGTTGTTGCTGCTGTATATTCAGTAGTTGCTGAATCAAATGTAGGATCTAGTGTCAAACTACCCATTGATAATGAATCTAAGCTAGAATCCGCTACTGGATCCATGTTTGAAATATCGAATAGTAAGAAACTATCGTTGTCTACAGGTTTACCATTAGCATACTGCTTAGTGATATAAGTTCTTTCATCTTCGAGGAATTTATAATGGTCACTAAAGTCGAGTTTTCTACTAGAGCCAACTCCCATGAAATAATCTCTAGCTACACCTGCTATCATTTCACCTTTTGTTACTGCAAGAGATTGAACTAATTTAGCTGGTATAGGTAGAACTCCATATACATAAGTTCCCTGGTCAGTTAGTTTTGTAGTTTTAGCAAATATTTTTTCCCAATAATCCAAAGGATTTACTATCATAAGTACATTAGATACTTTTCTAGTACCATCTTTAGTTAATGGAGCCATAACTTTTTGACCTAGTATTGATGGAGTAAAGTCAGTAAGTGCAACAGCTATTTTTTTACTATATACACCTTCTACTACAGCTCCTTCTAGGTCTCTATCCATACCTATTGGTTTACCGTTTCCATCCCCTGCAACTATAGCAAGTTCCAAGGCTATAGCTATTGATTCAGCTAAAACTTCTCTCACAAACCTATCTAGCCACTGTGGTCCTAAGTCAAGCATAGCTTTTGCTACTGGAAGATAAGCACTAAGCTTGTATAATCCAGTTTCTTCTTTCTTAAATGCCATTGCAAGTTTCTTTTGTATTGCATCTGTTAATGCTCCCCACCAAGCCGCTTCAACTTCATCATTTCTTGTTACCCATTCGGTAACTCCTGTAGTGTTTTTGAAGTCGATTTCTGATAATAGAGGATGGTTCTTTCTTAAATCTTCAAATATTCTGTCGAATATTGTTGCTGGCATAAGAGCTTCTGTTCCCGCAAATCCTTCTGTTCCTATTACTTCATTATAGAACTTTCTTTCTTCTGCTGTTAGAGGGTTTAATCCTCTTTGTGTCATTATTTCCTGGTTGTTTATTTCTTCCATATGTTTAATTGTTGAATTCTTTGCTTCGTCTAATATATTCTCTTCGATACCCTTTGCTAAAGCTATTTGAGCTTCTACAAATTTTTCACTATCATTACTTTCGATAGCCTCTTTCAATTGGTTTTTTATTTCTGTTTCATTTTTGTTTTTTAAATCTTTATTTTCCATTCTTTAATACCTCCAATTAATTTATTTTTTTGAATGAACTAAAAAGAGTAGGTTTATCATCACCTACTACATGATTTTTAACATCTTTTTCTTTTTTTACATCTGCGGCTACTTTTTTACTGTACTTATTCAGCAAGGTTTGTTTTATGTTATCCTCAACTTCTTCACTTTCTTCATCATCTGCCTTTACTTCTTCTATCACCTCTTCGCAAAGTCCTAAGTCATAACACTCTTGAGCATTGAGCCAAGATTCATCTGATATTAATTGTTCTAACTCTTCTTCAGTTCCTACAAACCTATCCTCATAACTTGCTTTTACTGTAGAATCAACTTTATCTAAATTATCAGCTACTTTTCTTATTTCGTCAGCATTTCCCAGTGCAATTGTCCAAGCCTTATGAATCATCATCATAGTGTTCTTAGGCATATGTATTTTATCACCAGCCATAGTTATTATACTTGCTCCGCTTCCTGCTAATCCGTCAATATATACATCGACATTACCCTTATGTCTTTTTAAAGCATTGTGTATAGCTATAGACTCAAATACATCACCACCAGCAGAATTAATATAAACATTTAAGTCTTTATTTCCTATTTCGTTTAATAGGTCCCTAACTTTCTTAGAACTTATTATATCTGCATCATCTTCCCAGTAATAAGCTTGT